CTTTAGTAAATACCACCGCCTCTTAATAAGTCTCGAGGCACTCCCCAACCTTTTTTTTCAATTTCTAAAGTAATTTTAAAATTGAACCGACAATGAAACTGCGCAATCCTAAAGCGCCCATAAGGAATGATCGTAAGGCTCAACGATCATTCCACAAGATGTTGAGCCTCAAAGCGCAAGCCAAGCTTGCTCTGACGATTCAAGATCGCCTCGAGCTTGGTCTTCTTTCTAATAATTTTATTAGAAAGAAGCTTCAATTTGTAGATGGCTACTGCTATCTAAAATTTCTCAGATGCGCTGAGAGGAAGACTGCCGCGCGGAATCTTGGTTCCGACCCATCTCTCGGGTTAATGAAGAGAAAATTGGTACCTAGTCAGTACCACTCGTGGCAAAGCAATTATACGTTGCTTGTCACTAAGTCCTCCAAATTGACGTTCGCTCACGTCAATCGAGCCCTTGGAGGCCAAAAATTAGCTGAGGTACCAGCTAATTGTTGTATCGGTAGTACCATCTGTCCCTTTCTCTCGGTCCCTGGCGACCATTCAAGTTATTTGGTAAATCAATTACCTTACATGAATGGTTACTGTTACTTGAAATTGATTCGACGAACTTGTCGATTCAATGCGGTTGTTACTCTTGGACCCTGGCCCCTGGCAACAGACTTCTTTGACTATATTATACATAGGAACTTGAACAAAGATCTTGGTCTATTCAAATGTAATTTGGAGAATACCATAAACGGTTCCTTTTGTCATATTGTCGAAGCCGACCCTGGAAGTCAGAACTGCATCTTTCCTTTACCCCAGGACTGTCGAATTGGGGGTTCAATAAGTGAAGTTGTGAAAACGTTGGGTCCCGACAAAGAGATGATTGAACGTGACGCTGTCACCGAAATCAAAAAGGAAATTGCGATTGTACGTAAGTATAATCCCTACCACCATTCTTCAAAGCAACAGAGCGCTTTGGAGTCTTATGGCATTGGCTCTGATCCGTACGCTGTGCGTTCTCATACTCATGCTGCTGAGAAAGCGATCGAAAACAAATTGTTAGACATCGTTGGTATGAACCTGAGGAGACGTAGCGTGATTACAATGCTGTGGCAAAAGAGGAATAAAGCTCACCTCATGGGTAGAAGTAATTGTAAAGACGTTTACGTCAATACTATTATGGAAGCCAAAGATCTTGTGCGCTATGATCAATTCTCTTTCGGTCTGCCAAGTGTTGCCACTTCAACGGCATTTATCGGCGATGCACTACATCACATGACACCAGAATCGGTTTTTGATCTCTTCGAAAGATCGCCAAACCTAATGGTACTTCATGCGACAATAGTGATACCACCGGAAACGTTGTTAAAGTGTAGGTCATCAAACCCTGAACTTTACAGTTTAAGGTATTACGATGATAAATTTGTGTACATTCCTGAAGGACACGCGGGAGGTTCTTATGTACATGAAGTTAAAAACTCTAATTGGCTTGCTATCTCTCATATCCAGAGAGGGGGCAAATTCCTGACTGTGAAAAGATTGGAGACTCTCGCCGCCCATCACTACTTTGTGATAGTGAAGGGAAAGGTTGAGACCGATTCCATTCGAGTCTTTCAGTCACCAAGCCAAGTAGAATTGCTGGACATTTTCGCTGACCGGCAATCCAATGTAAGATGCTCTCTGGATCATGCCTTTGCTATTAAAATGGAAAGGTATGTCCATTCTTTAAAGAGATTGGAATTAGCTGACGTCACGGCCAAGACAAGACAATTGCTGAGTAGCGAAGAACTTCTTCAATACTCACCAACTGACTTGGTCAAGATCGACAACTACTTTTATTTTCTAGCACACACTTCCAGATTCAACTCGTCGGAGGAGTTAATTGGAAGTGGGTTCTTCGAGTCGCTCGTTTCACCACTTAAACAATGGTTTAGTGAAATATGTGAGAAATTCCTTGGAAAGTCAAATTTTCACAAGACACTCGAAGCGTTAGAATGGAAGGTCATTAATTACGATGTCAAGACTGTAATTTATGATATGAGCAAACCTTGGGAAAAACTTCATTGGAAATCGGAAAATAATCTGCTTTCCTTTGATCTTGACAGTAATGATAATCCAACTTCACTGGTAGACAATACTGACTGTGAAGCTTCTTATTCTGAATCAACCAAATTTGATTATGAGTTAGTGCAAGTGGAAGATGACTTTATAGACATTCGAATTCCAGGCATTGACATCCCAATATATGATTCAGAATATCTTGCTTCAGAGGAGCCTGTCGAGGTAGAAGAATCTCCAATTCCTGAAGTACTTCCGGAAATTGAAGATAACCTTTCCGACAGTATGTCAATCGATGGTTGGATGAGTCAAAGTCTCAAAACTTTCCTGCCTGAGCATGATGACAAAGTCCTCTCTATCTTAGAAAAATTTGGTGTCTCAAAATATGGTCAAGTTGTTGGTAAGAATCTGATCTTACCAATTACAGACTTTAAGAGTGTCCAATTTGAAAAGATAGGTCAAGATGAATTCACTGAATCTTTACAGGATCGTGGATTTGGATTTGTCTCGTACACGCCAGACGCCGAGAGAGTAGCTGTCGCAGCGACAGACTTAGAGCATGGTCAAGGAGTGCTAATCACTTCTGACGAAGCCGGTGAGCTTTTCAAGAAAGCCATGCCAATGTCTGTCTACACGTGCGTTATTCTTGGTGCTGGTGGTGCGGGGAAAACAACATTTGTCGAGAAATTTGTTAAGGACAATCCGAAATCTTTCACTGTCGTCACTCCCCTCTCTGTGCTAAAGAAGGAGTGGCAACGGAAAGGTGCCAAGAACGTCTTTACTTATGAAACGGCTCTAAAGCGTAGTCTTAAGAAACCCGCTAATGAGTACGTCATCCTCGATGATTTCACCCGTTTTCCCGCCGGATGGATTGAGTTGTACATGAGCTTAAACACTAAGTCTAAGTATATTGTGATAGGAGATAGTCGACAAGCGGATAGTCATTCAATGAGTGGAGCTTTTGCTAATGCATTAGTCCCAGCCATTGATCTATTCGCCCCGTTGAGCCCATTTTATTTAAATTGGACTTGGCGCATGACTCGACCTGTTGCTAATGCTCTAGGCCATGTGTCCTGGAAGTTACCGGAATCAGGAAAACCAATTCTCAGTGTTTCGTCTGAGGTGCCTAAAGACTGTGTAGTCTTGGCACCGTCGACAACATTGAAAGTTGGAGTTGAAACAGTAAATGATAAAGCATTTACATACACGAGTGCTCAAGGTGCTACTTTTGATAAAGTTGCTATCTTGATTGATGATAATATCACTCGTGTGTGTGGCGATAAAGCAGTTTACACTGCCTTAAGTCGTTCAAAAGGCGAAATTGTTTTTGTTTCTACTGTCACTGGGCCGGATACTTTCGAAAAAGTGAAGTGTACTCCTTTTTTGAGAACTTTTGTGGAACTGGTTCGTGAGTATGAACTAAATCAGCCTAAAGTTAGAGAGCCTGAGGAAGACTTTGTTGATGACGTGACACCGGTCACCAGTCAGCCTAAAGTTTCCGAAGAATTTTTAATTGAGGAATTGAATAAAAATTCTGTCGAAAAGTTTGACAGAGAAATATTCAGAGCTGATTTGGGACACACTGACGCAGTCAAGGAAATAGGTAGAGTTACAGAACAAATACCCCGTCAACAGAGGAGTGATGAGGCTCTAAATCTAGTCACACTGGATAAGAGAGTCCATCATGCAACTGTTGAAGAGAATTTGGACGAACTCGCTCGGAAAAAGGCCTTAGGAAATATTCTTTGGACTAATTTTAAAGAGCAATACTATTCCGGACTCGAATCAGTAATGGTTGACCAAGATCTCTTGGTCTCATGCCGGGCCGAAATTACTAAGACGTATCTTAGTAAGACTGAGGCGCTTCTTAAGGGAGGACAATTGAGACAATCACCAGACTTTGATAAGTTTAAGATTGCAGATTTCCTTAAGACACAATGGGTGAGAAAGACTGAGAAGTATGGATTACCGATAAAGGCAGGTCAGACTGTTACCTCATTTATGCAGGAAACAGTCATGGCAACTGGTACTTTAAGTAGATATATGCGAAGGATGTTTGACAAATTATGTACAAACCCTAACGTGTATCTGCATCGGGAAAAGACTGAACAGGATTTCTCAACTTGGGTTAAGAATGGTTGGAACTTCAGTGGTCACGCAACTATTAACGACTGCGAAGCTTTTGATGCTTCACAAGATGGTGCTTTTGTTGAATTTGAGCGTTTACATGCTGAATTCCTTGGAGTACCACGAGAGTTAATAGACTTTTACGTTGACACAAAGATAAAATCATATATTTGGAGAGGGACAATTTCAGTCATGAGACTATCGGGTGAAGGCCCCACTTATGACTTTAATACTTGGGCTAACATGGCTTTCATGGCTACCAAGTATTCCATTCCTAGTGTAGCAATGACTGCTTACTCCGGTGATGATTTTGCTTGTGACCAAGTGCTGTCAGTTAAACCTGCTTTTAAAGAGCTTGAATGCAGATTCAAACTTAAGGAAAAGAGGTTTCTGAAATCACAGGGTCGTGGTTCCTATGCAGATTTTTGCGGGATGATAATAACGCCAAATGGTGTCATTAAAAACCCAAGGAAATTATATTTGAGTCTAAAGAGTCATGATGAAATTGGCACTATTGATAAGGCAATAGTCAATTATTATAATGACCTTCGAACTTTAATTTCTTTGGGTGACAATATCTTCTCCGCGCTTGACGCGACCGAGACTGAGTTTTTTGCCGGTTGTCTGAACGTTGTTCATGATTACATACTAAGGGGTAGTAATTATGAAGGCCATCAGAATTTGACTCTATTCAAGAAACCACGAACCATTAAGTGGAGAGTGGAACGAGATGAAACTAGGGACTGTTTAATCCATATGATTATTCAAGACCGAAAATTCATCCGCAATCTATTGGAAGGAGTCGAACAGACATGTGACAATAAACCCAATTCTAACCTCATTTTCCGTGGAATGACAAATGGTTATCAAAAACGAGCCAAGTTTAACCAATTGTTAAACCGCCAAGATGAGTATTTAGACAAGGTCTTGCACAAATCTGCAGGTCAAAATGCCCTTCGTCGCTTAACTGCAACATTAGACGACACCCAAGATTCGACTGTCGCTGAACAATCAGCAGTGTGATTAAGACTAGACGTTAATCAAAACCAGCAATTGAGAGTAAGCTGTATAAACTCTAGCTAGAAGCATTGACAGGTAAGCTTTATAAACCTATGTCCAATATTGTCCAAGATTAAATATACTTTCATTACTTGGATATTCTAAATTATGCAATCGTGAGTCGGAAAGACTATCGTTTTCCCAACCAACAATCGTAGGATTGAAGGTTTACTTTCTTTTATAATGGGAAAAAAAAAAAAAAAAAAAAAAAAAAAAAAAAAAAAAAAAAAAAAAAAAAA